AATGCGGTTGGCGATGATAAACCGTCGGGCCTTTTCCTCTGCGCCTGGTTGCCCTGTTGTATCGTTGAGCAAGGCCGCGACACACGCCGTCCTGACTGTCGCGGGGATAACTTCCCCGTCGTCGCCGCGGAACGGAATTACCTTACCATCAAGCCCAGCTATTTCTTTGGAAAAATCGATCATATATCCTCCATTCATCAATTCGGGACGACGAGCATACGATAGCCCGCGCCCCCGCTGTTTGCGGCCCCTGTGTCGAGGGTCCGCGCGCCAAAGCCATCACCGCCATGATTAAGCGAAATGATGGCCGTGAGCTGCCCGCCGATATCGACGAGATCCGTGTTGATCTTGATCGTCCCAGCCGACGAAGCGCCGTCCCACAGGGACATGATCCATGTCGTATTGGCTGCACCCGTGGCAAACTTGAGCGCTGGCTTCCCGGCTGCATAATCGCGCGGCTGCAACAGCAGAAAATCAGCGCTTGATGCTGCGTTCGCCGCCTTGAGCGTGAGAATGCCGCCGCCGGTCAGGGTGACGCGCGGGAGCTTTAGAATATCCCCCGTCACGGTGACGTTTGAGAAGTTGAAAATGTTGGCCAGCGTGGCGTCGTGGTCGCTATCGAACAGCGAGCCGTCAGTGGCCATTGGGCTGTTCGTCTGCCCGCCCTGGGTGTAGAGCCGGAAGCCGGTTTTCCAGCCAGCCACCCCATTGCCATTCTGCCCCATCCCGCCAGCCGCACCGATCGCATAGGCCGCATGGGTGTAGATGCCTACCTTGCTGCCGCCCGCCCAGCTATTGAAGCCCACGACATGATCGACGTTTTCACTCTCAATGATAACGTCCGTTTCATAGCCGACCATCGCCGGGCACGAACCGTCAGGACCAACCGTCGCGCCGCTGGACCCGCCATAGCCCTTGCCAAGCGTAAATGCGTCGATGACCACGCCAGAGGACAGGCCGTTCTTGTCGCCCAGCGAAGTGTCGGCCAGCGTCTGCACCACGCCGAACGAACCGCCCATGACGCTATCGCCGTCATAGTTCACGCCGCCCGCATTGACGCTGACCTGCAAGCCAGCCCACGTTCCGCTCCCATGATTGCCCGGTATCCCGCCGGTATTGAGCTTCGAGCGGATCGTTACATTTATGACGTTGAAATAAAATGGCCCCGCCACAGCCCCGCCAGTCGGCGACGACTGATTGATGACCAGTCCCTGCGCAAAACTGTTAGGCGTCGGATTGATCTGGATCTTCGACGACGGCTCGATAAGAACCGTCGATGCAATAATTTCCAATGGTCGATCAGTGTTGAAGTCCGGCGTCGCCGCCTTCAACATCGTGCCGTTAGCGATATTGAGAGACGGACGAACAAAGAGCGTCGTATCCAGCCCGGTTGTGAATGTCATCACCGGGAACGTGCCGGAAATCTGTGGATTTGGAATAACGACCGGATCCCCGGCAAAATCAAATCCCAACACGTTGTTGGCGCGCGTCGCCGCATTCGGCAAATTCGGCCACGTCTCCCCCGCCGGAAGCGTCAACGATCGCAATACCCGGTCCCGTAGCCAGACCATGCGCGACCCAGCCTCGTCTGCGACATTGTTGAGTATAGTCTGATTAAACGCGCCCTCGTCCTCGAATTTTATTTCCTGGAGAAAGGACGGATCCAGAACAACCCACAAAGCGCGGCCGTCATTTACCGGAGCCACCAGCATGTTGACCGTGCCGCCCGGCGTATCCCCAGCCGCCCGCGAAACGCTGTAAGCCGCGGGAGAAATGACGGTTTCCGTCCCGTCGGCAGCAATAAGGACGACGGCTACGTCAGTATCGGATAGAGCCTTGAAGCCAAAAGGAAAGGCAGTGGTCACGCCATTTGGCGTATAAGGCCCACTCGCCACGATCGTTGTCGGTATCGTCATGCCCGCCCTTCCTTTTCTTCCGCCGGATCTTTAACGCAACATCGCCGCCGACGCTATTCCTGATCTTTTTGCGGCCCCTTCACAATACCCTTTACGACATCGCCCGCTCCTTGCGGGCGCTGATCGCCGGTCGCCACATCATGAGCATATTGCGCCGATGCTCCGATTTGCCCCGTCGGAAGACCAAAGAAATAGCCCAGCGGCGTGATCGTGTCGCGAACCCAGCGATCCGATGCATCCTCACCCTTCGCCAGCGCAATGACATTCGCGATCGGACGCTCGATTTGCGTAAACGCCTCATAGATAGGCGCCTGGATATCTCCGGCATATTTGCCCGTCAGCTTGCGTTCCCAGCGCGCGGCAACATCCCGAACGCCCGGAAGGCTTGCCCACAGCCCGAAGAACATCTTGCGCATCGCCCAGGCGACCCAGCCCTCGACGTCGCGATCCTCTTCGTCCGGCCAGTCGCCGGTAAGGAACGCCGACGCCACCGGAGCGGCCATCATGATCCAGAAGACATTCATCGCCGCGCGCCGCCAGTCGCCATTGCGGGCCGCATGGATCGTCTCGCGTTGCTTGTTGTATTGGACGGAGAAATAGGAATAGGCGAGCGTCAGGATCCGATAGCCCTCGCTTCCATCCTGGAGCGCCGCGAGATCCTTCGCGCGCCCGGCACCCTGGCTCTCGCGGACAGCCTTGTCCGCATAGGCCCGCGCCTCGTCCGTCGTCATCCCTTCATCCACGCCCTTGTGATAGGCTCCGACCCATGTCGGCATGGAGACGAGATAAACGTCGATCATCCCGATCCCCCAAAACGCCGCTGCCCGGGCGCGATCGAGATAGAGCGCGTGATCGATCTTCGCCGCCTTGTCGATCAGCCTTTTCCCCTCGCGTCGCCCTGCCCGGCGCGCGTCTTCGTAGAAGGTGCGGACGTCGCGATCCCACGCCTGCGCCCGGCCCGCCATTTCCGGCGATTGCTCGAAGACCCAATTACGGATTTCGCCCATATTCCGGACCGTCTCTTTCATGCCCTTGAGCAGATATTTAGGTCCGATCTGCGCGGCCGAGTTATTCCAACCGGCGAGCTGCGAGATCATCGTCGTGACGCGAAACCCCATCCACACGACTTGCGCATTCACCCGGAATTGCCGGAGCATGCGGTCGACGCCGGACAGCGTATTCGTGTCCATCGCCGCTTCATTGACTTGCCGATGGAGCCACGGCTTCAATTGCCGATGATACTCCAGCCCCGCATGCTCGTCGACGATCCGGCGGATCCGCGGATCCCCGATGAATTTCAGCGCATCGCGCGCATAGCGCCCATAGGCTATGCGCGTTGCGACCCGGTTCACATGATTGAAGAGGACGCGCTCCAGCGAGAACGTGATCGGCAAAGCCGCGCTTGTGCGCGAGATCGTATGACCCTTCGGCGTCGCCACCGCCCGGCCCATTTGCCCGAAGAGCTTTGCCGCGTCGTCCGCGCTGTTGTCGGCGGCGATTTGCGAGCGCGTCGCGTCATAGACCAAAGGATAATATCCGCCCTCGATCGTCCCGAAAGGCGTCTCGACCGGGCGACCCTCGACCTTCTCCGGCGTGACGCCGGTAATATCACGCTCCGAGCGGACGATATCCGGCCACAGCTCATTGATATTCTTCCATACCGCTTCGACGAAGCGCCAATCCTCTTGCGTCAATTCCCGATTGAGAACGCTCATGACCTTGGCTTCCGTCCAGCCGTGCGCGTCGCGCTGCAATTCGGGAAGCGCCATCGTCTCGCCAATGAGCATCTTTTCGAGGTTAGACTTGTTGCCGATGTTGAGCGCGACCGCGATCAGCTCCGAGCGCATGAACGTCGTCGGGACGATCTCTTTCGTCTCCGGATTGATCGATATGAATTCCGGCACGGAAACGCGCTGCGCCCAGCGCTTTTGCTGCGCTTTGGGCGCATCGAGATAGAGCTTCGCCAGCGGATCTATGACCTTGCGGACAAGGCGCTCTTTCTCATTCGCGCAGGCCGTCGCCTGTTGCACGAGAACCCGGTTAAAGACCCCGTTCGGGTTGCCGCCGTCGAGCTGATCGGCGAGGAATTCGATCTTCGTCAATTCGCTGTCCAGCCGCTTTGCGAGCGACGGCTCGACGTTGCGATCGCTCGACCATTTGCGCATAGGCAGAGCGAGCGCCGCTTGCTGCGCCTCGCCGACGATCTCGTTAAAGTCCCGCTCTTCCTTGTCGAGCTTGAGCCGGGATTTTTCCCGGCCCAAATGCGCGAGCGACTGGACCGCATCGTCGAGCGCGACGAGATCCTCATATTTCAGCTTCGTGAAATTGACGTTACCCGCCAGCGTCAGGCGCTCCGGAATGAAGACTTCGATACCGGCTTCCTCTTGCCGCTTCGCCCACTTGTCGAAGCTCTCGCGCTCGCGCAGCTCCGATTGCGTCCGGCGACGGAGATCGTAATTCTCCAGAAGCTCATGGATCCGGTCGAGATATTCGGGATCCATCCCCTTGTAACCGCGCGAGCGCGCCAGCCGGTCGAGCCGCCGAGCGATGACGTCGACATTGTTCTTCGCGTCGCGCGCGGCCCGATAGAGCGCATTCGCCATCATTTGCCGCTGTTTCTCGCGGAAGGCCGTATCGTAATCGCCAGCCAGATAGGCGCGCTCCGCAGCGCGCGCCGCCTTGGCTTCCGCCTTGCGATGACGGTCGACCGCCGCCGCGCTGGCCTGATCGGAGATCCGGCCCTCGCGGACGACACGTTGCGCCCAGCTATTGACCACATCGAGCGGAGCCGGGATTGCCTCGCCCTGAACGACTTCCGACACCTTGCGCGCGAGCTGGCGGACTTCCATCGCCAGCCGTTGCGCGCCCGCGTCGCTATGGATCACTTCGAGCGCTTCCTCTTCGATCGAGCCGCTATCGAAGATATCCGCATGCCGCTCGATCATCGCGCGTTCCGTCGCGACGTCGATCGCTTCGTCGAGAACCGAACGCCCGTCGCCCTTGGCAACCAGCTCTTTATGCCGCGCCTGGACGCCGATCAGCGCCTCCAGCATCAACCGGCCATCGCCGAAGCCCGCGCGCTCCGCCACGAGATCCGGATCCGCGCCGCCATCCCGCACCGTCGGCTTACCCGGTCGACCAGCCGGAAGCGCCGAAATCGCGTCTTGCCCGACCCGCTCGATCACGCCGCGCCGGTCGAGCGGGAGATATTCCTCGCCGTTGCCCCGGATCAGATCGAGCGCCTGAAACTCCGGACGCGCCTTGACCTCTTCGGCCATTTCCAGCCGCACCCGGTCCCGCTCTTCCTGATAGGCGACCGTCCGCTCGCGCCGGATCCGTTCCATCGTCTTGTAAAGGAGCTGATCATAAGCTTCCGTCCGGCTTTCCTCCAGAAGCCCGCGATAGGCGGCATACTCTTGCGCCGACATGCCAGCCGCCGCGGCGCTATCGAAGAGCGCCTTTTCTTCGGCTTCATGGATCGCCCAGGCGATCGCATTGTCGGTTGCGATCAATCGATCCATGACGCGGCGAACGTCATCCTCGATCGGGGAATTCAGGCGCGTCACCAGCTTGTAGATCCGCAGTAGCCACGCGCGGAACGACGCGAAGGCAGAGCCGAGCGCCTTCGACGGCGCCTTGCCCTCCATGAAGTAGCGCTCCATCCCGCGCGCCCACAACTCATGCGCTTCCGTCGGGATATCGCCGTCGTCCGAAACGTCGATCCCCTCGCGCTTGAACCACGCCTTGACTGTCTCCCAATCCTTCGCGAGCTTGCCCTCGCCGACGGCGAGCGCGTCGCCGCGCAGCTCTTCCAGCCACAAGTGCCCGCCTTCATGGAGCAACGTCGACAGATCGCGCCCTTCGAAGAGCGTTATCATCGCCTCCCCATTGGCGAGGAAATCGATCCGACCGCGCGCGCCGCCCTGATCCTGCCCTTGATACAGGATCCGGGGATCCGCGGGATCGAACGCGCCGGAGTTGTCGACGCTCTTGATTTGCATAGGATCGAAGACGGCATAGTGATCGGAAACATATCCCCCTTTCGGGCTATCGTTAATATTACGCGCGATGATCCCGTCGTTTCCAGCTTTAGCAGCCCCTTTCACGAAATCCCCGAATTCCGAGATAGACGTAATATGACCGGAATTGAGACTATTCCCGCCGCCGAAATCCTTTTCGGCAGGATTACTAATTCGCAGATATGCCGAAATTATCCTTTGGCCGACTTCGGGATCCTCGCGCATCGCGCTTATTTCCAATTCCTCCCAGCGCGCCATTGCCGCTTCGTAGGCATCCCAGTCGCCATTTTTTTGTGCAGCGCGCTCCAGCCGCTCCGTTTCCTTTCGCGCAGCCTCGACGGCGCGCTCATGCTCTTCGACGTTCGCGACCACGCGCGACCCGGCATGCAGCGCATAATCCCAAGCCTCCGCTTCGTTAACCGTGAAGAAGAACGCGGACGAGGCACCATGCCCGGCGCCAGTGGCAGCGCCGAGACGATCGCGGGCGAATGCCTGAAATGGCTGATTGGTCCCATGATAGACAACCAGCGGGCGCCCCTGACCATCGACGACCTTGCTATCGCCGAACCAGCGCCAGAAGTTGCGGACACCCTCTTCCGTCCGGGCGAGCTGGCGCCCGTCGCTATTGACCGTCGATCGCTCCGTCCCATCGACGTCGATCGTCTCCGGAAGGGCTTGCTCATAGCCCCGATCGCCGTTCTCCGCCTCATAGGCGGCGATCGCCTTTTCGATCTCCGCCCGGCTTGCCGTCTCCGGATCAAGCCCGGCATTGAACAGCATATTGCGCAGATCGTCCGCCGCCGCGACGATCGCGTTATTCGTCTCGACAGCCGCCGAGACGCCGCCGTCCGGATAGGTATGCCGGTCCGCCAGCCCCTCGCCAATCGCTTCGAGAAGATCGTTGATTGAAGGGCGCTCCATCTTGTCCGGGAAGTATCCCTCTTCCCACAGACGAAGCGCCCAATCGTCGAGCGTCAGGGAATTGCCCACCGTATCGCCGAGCAGATCCGCGCCTTCCGGACGCTCCCGGATCAGGGACTTGCGCTTGCGCCCGAAGATCCCGCCCTTGACGATCCGGTCCCCGCCCATAGACTTGATATCGCCGCCTGGATCTTCGACGCCGCCGCCTTCGACGATCCGGTCGATCAGCGTTTGCCCTTCCGGCTTCATTTCCCGCGAGCCGGACCGCATCGCATTGACCAGCACGTCGAGCCCGTCGCCCCGGCGATACGTCTCCAGCGATCCCGGCAGCGCTTGCCGGATCCCGGCGACGCTCGCCCCGAAGAGATCCATCGCCGTTCGCCCGTCGCCCAGCCGCTCGCTTCGCGTCTGATAGCGCTCCGCCCACAGCTCGCCATAGGCACGCGCCGCATTGATCGAGAAACCGGCCTGCCGCGCCATCGAGAAGACGGCATCATGCACCGCCTGCCGAGGCGAGGCAGCTTCGAGATCGGCCTTCATGGCCGCTTCCGCCGCTTGCGCGATCTCATCCATTGCAGAAGCCCAATGTTCTTCCATCGCCGCCGTTTCGTTCGGCGAGAAGGATCCGGGCGCGACGCGCGTATCGCCCTTGATCGCTTCCCATTCCGGAGTGCCGGCGAGATAGGCCGCAGCCTTGCCCATCGGGATAACGACGTCGCCGCCGGACAAGAGCCCGGCTTGCATTTGCTCCTGAAAGTCCGGCGTGAAATGCCCGAAGTGGGGATCCGCCGGATCCTCCCAATCCCAGCCGCTCGACTGATACAGCTCGCGCAGCTTTTCCGCCGGGACGAAGATATTCTCCGCCGCCGTGCCTTGCGCATGCGCCTGGAGGAACTCGGCGAAGAGCGCCGGATCCCGATTGCGCAGCGCCGACCCTTCGGCATTGGCAAAGACCTTGCCGATCAGCCGCTCGCCCGCACGGGCTTGCGCCATGCGGACGCCGTTCTCGACCGTCGTCCGGATCCCGTGGCCCATCGCATGCATGGATCCACCCATGCCAGCGCCCGCAATGGCCCCGGCAAGCCCCTGATCGATCGCCGTCGCCAGATTGAAGCCTTGCTTCGTGCCAGCCGAGCCGCCCGCATACTCGATCGCATTTTGCGCGAATTCCGTTCCGCCTTCCGCCGCCGCCGCCCATGCCACCTTGCGCGCCAGAGTAGAGCCGACCGGATGCAGGATCTCGCCCAGGCCGAAGCGATCAAGCAGCGTCGACGCGACAGCGAACGGCGCCGCCTTGAGGACGTCCGCGATATCGGCATTCTCGCGCTGATCGTTGTTCGCCCGGTTCTGCCCGATTTGCCCGGCGAGGCTGGACGCCACCGCAGGCGCAGCGACCGCGCTACCGATCATCGCCGGGAGCGAGCCGATCCCTTGCTCCAGTACGAACGAACCCAGCGCGCCGGGCGAGCGTTGCGCCTTGAGATCTTCCCATGACGTCGACCCGCGAACCTTTTGCGTGTCGTTCGTCGCCGCCGCGCGAGCGCGCAGCTCCGCCGCATTGCGCCGATCGGCGGCGATGCTTTCCGGACTGGACCACGGCAAAGGATGATTTGCCGACCATTCATTGAGCGCCCCGCCGACCTGAAATAGCCCGCTTTCGAGCCCAGCCAGCCCTTGCCGCCACATCGCCCCGGCGCGCGCGAGAACGCCGTCCGCCGCCGCCGCAGAAGCGCGGCGCTCGACCGCCGCCTTCGCATAGGCTTCGCTGATTTGGTGTTGCTGGATAGCGCTCCAGTCCGTCGACGACATGAACATTCCGGGGAACGTCCGCTGAAACCAGTTGCCTTGCCGGAGCTGTTGATATTGCGCATTGGCCTTGGCGAGCGTGTCGAGATCGTCATTCGACGCCGCCGAGCGCATCGGATCCGCCAGCCACCAACGAAGCACCGGATCTTGCCCGGACATTTGCGCCGCCTTGTCCGCGCGCTGCCCTGTCTCGAAATCGGGAAGGCGATCGATGATCGATTGCGGATCCTGCCCCGTGAAGCTGGAGATCCGTCGCGCTCGCGCCGCCGCATCGGGATTGATCGAGGCGCCCGCGCGCGCTTGGCTTTGCGCGGCGATTTCCTGATCGCGGATTTGCCGGAAAGCGCCGACCGCGCCTTGATCGACGGCTTCGTCCGTCAGCGTTTGAGGCTCCCGGCTCCGCCGAAATACACCGCCCGACGAAGCTCCAGGAACCAGCGCCATCTATCTTCCCTCCAATTCGTGCAGATACGCATACGAGATTTCTTGCGGAGTAGGCTCCCGGCCCAGCTCGCGCCGGCCGATCGCCCGGAGCCGCTCCATATCCGCGCGCGGCATCGTGACCGTATAGCTACCCCGGCCCGACCGCTCAAACCAGAAGTGGCTTGTCCCGTCTTTCTCGCGCGTGAGCGTCATTTGCCGTTCCGCGATCTCGCGGACTACGCCGTCGGAGATTTGCTTGCCGGGATTGGCGCGCTGCCAAAGCTCAACCCCGCGCTCTACCGCCGTCTCGAAGCCATAGATCCGCCGCTCCATAGCCTGACGTCCGGCGAGATCCTTTTCCTTGATCCCCGTCGTTACGAGCCCGTTTGCGGCGCGGAGCTGCGACGTCACCCCGCGGATCATCGAGATAGACGCTTGTTTGTCGCCGCCGTTGCCGGACGCGCTCTTGAGGACGTCTTGCCGCCAGCCGATGACCTTTTCATAATCGCTATCGGCCAGCCCGTTGCGGTAGCTGGACGGATCCAGCCGGGCGAACGCCGCCGGATCCGTCGCATAGAGATCCGAGAGCCGCGTATAGACGCCATAGTCCGTTTCGCGAGGGGCAGGCTTGGCATTGCGCGCGATCACGCCGCGCACTTGCATGCGCTGATCCGGGCCCATCGCATTCCAGACGGACGACGGGATTTGACTTTCGCGCGTTACCGGGTGCCCGGCCCGCTCGCCAGCATCGAGGATCGTCTCCGCCTGTTCGACGGCTTGCGCGCGCTGGCGATCAAGAAGCCGTTCGTCGAGCCCGACCCGCTCGATCAGTTGCCGCCGGGCGGCTTGCTCCACATCGAAGGGAAGATGCATCGCATCAAGGCGCGCAAGGGCTCCGGCGAGATCATGCTCGCGCGGCGCCTGTTGCTGATCTTCGGCGCCGCCACGCCCGCCGAGCGCCGCCATGTTGCCGCGAACATAGGCGCGCGTCTCCGCCGGAGCATGCTGGAGCCATGCGGCGCCATGCTTGGCGATCGCCGCGTCGAGATTGCCCGGCCCCCAATTGTAAGCCGCCCAGGCTTTGGCCGGATCGTTCCCATAGCGCTGCATCATCGCCTTGAGATAGTCTTGCCCGACCCGCGTCCGCTCCGCGTCGCTGTTGTCCCGCGCAGGCGTGACACCGAAGCCGGGATCCGTATTCGTCCCCGGCATGACTTGCATGCGCCCTTGCGCGCCCTTCGGAGACGTGATCAGCCGCCCGGATCCGTCGCGCTCGCGCCCGCCGCTTTCCGAGATCGCGGTAATCCGATGCATGCGACCAACCACGTTGCCGCCCGCCGCACCGCCGTTGCGGCCGGCATATTGCGAGGACGTCGCTCCAGCCGCCGCAGCCTGCCCCGCCGTCGTCGCCGGAGCATAACCGAGGATATCGTCGACGATCCCGTCCGCCTGCCGCTCCAGCAAGGGATGATAGAGCGCCGCGTCGATATCCTCCAGATCCGCCGCCTGCATGCTCGATCGATGCTCTTCGACCCAAGCGGACGCGTCTTCGATCTTGCCGGTCCGGATCATGCGCGAGGCGACTTGCCCATAGACCTTGCTTTCGAAGGCGGCGACGTCATGCGCCACCGTCTCCGGAGCCGCGCCGGTCCGCGCGCCTTCCGAACGGATCTCGCTCTTGCCGACTTCCATCTCTTGCGCGAAGCGCGCCGTATCGCCGTAATACGTCACTGCGTCATTGAGCGCGTTCGCTTGCCGGGCGACGCTTTGCCGCTTGGCTTCGACACCGAATTGAGCCGTCGAATAGCGGGAGATCCCTTCGAGATCCGCGCCGATCCGCCGGTCTAGCGCATCGCTCATCATTTGCCGCATGCGAGGCGTTGTCGCCCCGGCGAGGAATTCGTCCCGCTTGGCGCGGATCTCCGTCTCCAGCCCCGGACGCGCGTTCGCAGCGTTGAACCCTTCCTGTTGATAGAAGGCGCCGTCATCGGTCCAGAGCCGCTTGCGCGACCATTCCGCATAGGCGTTGTCGGCTTTCTTCGCCGCCGCCTGATCGAGCTGCGCAGCGATCGCGTCTTGCTCTTCGGCGAAGTTGCCGAGCGTCGTACCAAAGCGCTGTGCAGCCTCGCCGACCGCCCGGCCACCGGCTGACATATCCGCCGCGGCGAAAGGCGTCGACGGCTGCGACTGGCGATCAACGATATTGCCCGAAACGACAGGAACCCGCGCCATGCCTTAAACCCCCCAACCGGATCCGCCGGCCTTTTGCGCAGCCTTGATCTTGTTCACCTTGCCCACGCCGCCGAGGATCGTCGAGCCCACATCGAAGACGCCGCCGATCGCCGCGCCCGTCGCAGCCATGCCAGCCGCCCGCGCCTGCGACGTGTAATTTGCAGCGGAAATATCGATCCCCTTCACCGCCGCGGCGTTGTTCTTGATCGAGGTATTGAGATCCTCGCGATAGAGTTGCTCCGTATCGCCGAGCGTGTCCGCCGCCGATCCGAAGGAGATATCGATCCCGTTCGCGGCCATCGCGGCGCGCTGCGATCCCGCCATCCCGGCATACTTGCGTTGCAGCGCGCGGCGCTCTTCCTGCCCCTTTTGCAGCTCCGACGCGGCGCGCTCGCTTTCCATCTTGGCATTCGCGCTCGCCACTTTCTTTTGATAGTTGGCTTGCTGGACGCCCATATAGGCGGAGAAGCCCGCGCCCGCCGTCGCTACCGCCGTCGCCGTTACCGCAAGCGTCACTGGATCACACATCGCTTTCCCTCCAGAAGCGGACGAATTCCACGCCGCCGACGACAAACGGGGCAGCGCCGATCGTGAACCCCCAGCGGCGAAGAAGCCGCACCGCCTGCCCGTTGCCAACGCTTACGCTATTTTCCAGCCGACGAAAACCGGCATGCATGCGCGCAATCACGCGCGGCCCCATCTCCAGCAGCTCGCGCCCGTGCCGATAGACTTGATCGGACCCGAGAAACCACGGCGAGCCGCGATCCTCGATCAGCGAGATAGGCGTCACCCCGAACATTGCATGAGGTTCCCCGTCGACGAGCGCCGTAACGGCCCAGGCCGAAGAGCGCAGCGCCAGACGAAGCGTCGCCTTCGGGCTCCGCCCACTTACTCCGCATTCGATCCGATCGATCTCGCGCAGCCGATTGGCGATCCGTCCGATATGCGCCGGGCTTGCGGCTATCAGATCGACCCGATCAGACTTCATTTTGCACCGGATCGAGAAAGATCGCCGTTACCGTCATCGGCAGGGGATTTTCTTGCTGGACGAAGAGCGTCGCCTCCACCGAAGCGACCGGCTCCGTCTGCCCCTGATAGTCGCCCGTGAGCAGCGACTTCGCCTCGCCCAGCGCCTCGCCGCGCCGCGTCTTGATCGGCATCAAGTCCGTGAGCTTGCGCCCGACCTTAACCCCGCGCGACTTGAACAGGCGCAAGACGATCTCGCCGAGTTGCTGGATCTTGCCCGCGCGCTGCCCGCCCGCCCGGTCCGGCATGGCGAGCGGAAGCGTCTCGATCGTCGACACGTAGCGCAAGCCGATATGGACTTTCTTCGACGGCGACAGCCCCCGGACCCAGCCGTCCGCGCCAACCACCTTCGCGAGATAGACGTTCGCGTCCGCGAGGACGTCGACCGTCGCTCCGGCAAGGTGCGGGACGAAGAAGTCCGTCGCCGCGTCGACGAGATCGAAGCTCGCCGCGCAATCGACATAGCAACCGTCTTTCTGATCGGCCCACTTCGCCGAAGCCATGCGCTCGACAAAGCGCCGCCGGACGCTGTTGATCGTCCGCTCGATCAGGAAATAGACGCGATGCTCCGCCACGGTCGAACCCGTCGGGATCTCCGGGATCACGGCGACGCCGAGATAGAGCCCGTCCGTCTCGCACAGCGTCCAGCCCCAAACCTCTTGCTCGCGCTGCCATGTGAAGCACAGGAGCTTGCCGTCCGAGCGAACCGCCCACACACAGGAGAGAGGTTCGTCGGCATAAGCCCATGAGACGATATCGAAGCCTTCGAACAGATGAGGCGAGAAGATCGCCATATTGGACGTCTGATAGCCGTCGACTTCGAATTGATAATTGATCGCCCGAACTTCGTCGCCGATCGCAGGCGTGTAGAAGATCACTTCGTCCGCGACCACCGGCTCCAGCCGCGACGCGCCGCGCCCGTTCTGGCGACGCTGGCGAGGCGGAGGCGAGGCCGTGAGATAGTCCTGATTGGATCCTTCAATCGCAAAGAGCCCGTTCGACGTGAGCGCGAGCAGGCGCGTCCCCGGCACAACCTGATTGATCGAGTTGACCTTCGTCGCGACCAGCCGGATCGTTATCGCGTCGTCTTCCTGGAGCGGGCGCGACGTCTGGAAATTCTCCAGATCCGCCGAGCGCGAAAGGAACATCGCATTCGGATTGTTGCGCGTCCGGGCATAGCCGAGCCGTTGTTCCCAAAAGAACACGGTCGACGGATAGTCGCCGTCCGCCTGGAACAGCGTCGAGACTTGGCGCGGCCCGTCCGTGAGATCCGTCTCGATATTGTCATCCTTGAACGTGAGCCCCGTCGCGGCGCCGATGAAGCCGAAATTCGCGCCGTCGAGATTGGCCTTGTAGATCCGATAGCGATCGGCTCCGGCCACGGCGGACCAAGTGATTGTGTTGTAATTGCGCTTGAGCGACAGATCATTCGTGCAGCTCGCCACCGACGAAGGCAGGCTCTCTTGCCCCGTTTCGTCGATCACAGCCGAGACGCAATAGCGCTGGACGCGCGGGAAGTAGGCATTCCCGCTATTGGCCGCATCGGTGTTAGGCGTCCTCGCGACGGCTCCGACGCCCGTCGGAAAGGCGACCGGCGAACCGAAGGAGACGTCGGAGAACGCCCACGACGCATGCCCGGAGCGAACCAGCTTCGAAGGCTTGTGGTTAAGATGAGCAAGGTAGAGCGTATCGAAGCTTTGTTCGACGTCGATCTCCGCCAGCTCCGCCGCATTGAACGGCGAGGCGACCTTATAGAGACGAGCAGCACCCATTAGAGATAGAACTCCCAGCCATCCTTAGGCCAATTTGACGAACCCGGATCGAATACTTCCGGCGGCGCCGGATCGTTATAGACCGGCGGAACCACTGGAGGCGGAGGCGGAGCAGCCGGCGGGCCCGTCCGCGTGATCCCGCCCGTCGCCGCGGTGAAAGCGGCGAGCGTCGACGTGTCCGCGTTGATCCGGAAATTGTTCGCGTCGACGACAGCCGTCACCGTCCATGACCGGCCATTGAGGAACGCGCCCAGCGCCCCGGCAATGCCCTTGAGGAAGATCTCTTCGCCCACGTCATAGCCGTGATAGGGGATCGTGATTTTTGCCGTCGCTTCGTTCGTCACTCCGCTGATCGCAAGCTCTTCCTCCAGCACCGCTCCGCCGAGCGCGAGCGGACGCATTTGCGCTTGCGTCATGAGCAGCACATAGGTTTGCTCGATCGAGAATTCGAACGGGATCAGCCTTGCCACCGCCGAGGGATCGTCCCAGCCGAGCGCGGGCTCTTTCAGCTCATAGACGAGGCGCGTCCCCATGCGGCGCTGGAGCCCGCCATATTTGAGGACGACGACGTTTCGCGCCATGCGCGCCGCCGCGCTATAGGCGGCGACGTCGACGCGGCCATAGAGTTGCGGCGCAAGCTCGCCCTTCGAGAAATTGAATAGCCCCGCGCGCAGCATCACACGATCCCCGATCCATACCAGCCGGGCGCCGGAGCCCAGCCGGAGCGCGCTTGCGCATCCTCGCTCATAAAGCCGTCATAGCGTTGCGGCGAATTGTTGCGATCGTGCGCGATCGCCCGTTGCCGCGCCATTTCCGCCAGAGGGACAAGCTCTTTCCAGCGCGCCCGATCCTTGAGGACCGGGATCACGATCCGCGCCGCAAGCTCCAGCTCGAATGCACGAGCGAAGAGCGGCGAGAAGAGCGCAAGCTCGACTTCGCTCGACACGTATTCGCAGACCGCTTGCTCGATATTGGTATAGATCTTGCCATTCGCGCGGCGATAGAGCCCGCCCAGGTTGTCGGGATAATAGCCGATCCCGGTCCAGTTGCGTTGCCCGGCAAGCATCGTGAAGACGGTCGACACATAGGACGCCGTGAAATTCGGCAGGATCCGCAGGATCGTCCGCGCCGCCGTCGGTTCCTGATAACAGTAGAGCCATTCCCCCGCGCGATCGTTCGTCGTCTCCGCCAGCACCACGCGCCGGATCGACGCGTCGTATTCATGTTCGGCGAGCAGATCTTCGAGAACCGCGTCGTAGCGGCGCTTGCAGGCGCGCGCGCCTACGTCGTCCGGATCATCGATCGACTGGATCGTCCCGGCCGGCAATTCGTCGAGCGCGCCGTTGCAGATGGATAGTTGCGAACGCATGCCGCTTGCCCCTCTTGCCTTGTGTCAAGCGCCTATATGCCCCAGCATCGCGCAAAAGAAAAGGCGGGCGGATCCACTGGAGATCCACCCGCCCCGACATGAGCGACATGGGAGGCGCGAAGCGATGGAGGGCGCCCGGCCCCCGGCCTCGCCCCGTCTTAGCTCTTGTCGCCTTCCGAGCCGTCGCCCGAAGCCTTGTCGAGCTGCGCCGACGCCGCGGCTTCCGCCGCCTTGTTGACGTCGCTATTGCCGCCGCGCCGCGTCGGAGCGACCGCCGAAGGCTGGTTCACCTGTTGCCCGGCAAGCTGGACGCCGCCCGGTTGCTGCGAAGGCATCGCCTGTCCGCCGCCGGGAGCGAAAGGCGCGATCTCCGCCGCCGGAGCGGGCATCGAGCCGACGAGCGAAGCATAGGCGTCCGCGTCGTCCGCCGAGACGGGACGTCCGTTTTCGTCGACTTCGATCGCCGAGGCAGGCGCGCGGACCGGCTTTTCCTTGCCGTCTTTCGGATCCTTGAACGTGCCGAGATCGTCGGACGTGATGATCGAACCGGGAGCGAGCAGCGTCCCGCCGATGAAGGCGACTTCCGAAAGCAGGAAGCGCTTGAACTTTGCAGCCATGAGGTTTGTCCTTTCCCTCCATAGGTGAAAACGAAGACGACGCCCCGAAGGGCGCCGTCAGTCCAGGGATTAGGCGCCCTGGGTGTAGCCGTCAGCATAAACGCGCAGATGATCCGAACCGATCACGAGATCGAGATCGAAGGCGCCAGCCGTCAGCGGACCCGTCGCCACGGTATAGCGCCCCATGATGAAGCGCTTCGTCCCCGTGTCGGGAAGCGGAATGTCGAAAACGACATAGCCAGCGACGAGCGTCGCCTTGCCGATCGCGGCGGTCGAAAAGAACGGGGTGAAGTTGGTCCCCGCCGCGTCGTCCGCCTCGCCGATATCGAACGTCACGGTAGCAGCGCCAGCCGCCGCGGTAGTGGTGCGGCAAGTCAGCTTGGCGCGCAGAACCTTGCGCCCGAGGTTGCGCAGCGGAGACGTGTTGCCGACGTCATAGCTGTTGGTCGAGAAGGCCGTCGCGGTGACAGCCTGGTTGTCCGAAAGGACCGTCTGAACGTCACGAAGCATGAGCTTTGTTCCTTGTGCTGGATCCCGCCACGGCGGCGAAGATCGTTATGCCATTCCGGCCCCGGCGCGAAGCCGAGGCCGGAGATCGATCAGACGACGCGGGCTTCCGCGTTGATGAGCTGATCGGTTTCGCGGACCGGGATCCCGAGGAAGGAAACGACTTCCTGCCCGTCGATCTCGCGCAGCGTGATTTGCGCCGACGCCTTGGTCAGAGCCTGCGTGTGCAGGATCGATTTAACCGTCGGGTTGACATACCACGCCGGGCGACCGAAGCCCGCCTTGCCCGCATACTTCCGGAGCTGGGTCGGGATACGGTAGTAGGCACGGACCATGAGCTTGATCAGATCCGCCGCGTTGACGTTGCCCGCGACCATATCCGAGACGTCGATATTCGCGATGCGAGCGACGGCGCGATAGTCGCGAATGACCAGACCGCAATTCCACTTGAAATGATCGCGGTAGCCCATGAAGAGCTTGCCGTTCGCGTCGGACAGGACGTCGCCCGTCATCGCATTCGGATTGCCCGCGAGCGCGGTCCGGTTGACGGTGACGTCTTCATGATGAAGCCCGCCCATCGAATTCTTCGGATACATCGCGAAGCACGACGGACCCCAGCCGATGAGCCAGATCGAGGTATTGTCCGAGCCGGTCCCGCCCGCGTCGACCACCTGTTGCCCGATGTTGCCGGACACGGTGTTGTAACGCGGTGCAAAGCCGGTAAAGCTCTCCGGCAGCGTCGAGGCGTTGCCATAGAGCATATACGTCTGGAGCGTCTGGTTCATGGCTTCCATGAACAGCGAGCTTTCATCCAGACGATACTGGTTCACGTCGCCCGACATGAGCGCGAGATCGCGGTCGACCTGGAAGAAGCCTTCCAGCATGGCCGCGCCCTCTTCGAGCGGAGCGGAGGTCGACTTCGAAAGCGCAATGCCTTCGTTGAACCGGCGGAAGCCGACAGTCGGCAGGCCGGTGATGAGCGTCGTCTTGTGGCCGGTCGGGAGGTTCCCTTCCTTCCACACCATGTCCGAAAGCATTTCGTTCGTCTGCATCAGCAGATTGACGCGATCGGTATCGAAGTTGCCGTCCGGACCCATAGCCGCGGAGATATCGGCAAGCGTCGGGACAGTCGTTCCAAGAACAGCCATGAGCCCTATTCCCTATTTGCGTTTCACCATGACCGTTTGCCGCGATCCCAATTCCATTCCCCGCCCCTACTCGCGAGGCGTCGGTTGCCCATAGACGCGATCGGCGAGCCGCGTCGGAGCCGGAGCCCCGTTCCCGGCTTCGATCGCCGCCTCGCCCATCGAGCGCCCGAAGTGCGCAATCGTCCGGATCATATCCGGATGAGAGCCGAGCCCGCTTTCCTCCATGAACTTGAGGAAGGGACTATCCGCCTTGACCCCGCCGCGAAGGAAGGCTTGCCGGCACAGCGCCTTGACTTCCGTCAGGCTTGCCCGGCCCTCGCGCCCGTCGAATTCCTTCGCCGCCGCTTCGCTCCACTGGCGACGCATATCGGCGCCGAGAGCGTCGTTCGCCTCGCCCGCGCGCTTCGTCAGCAGCGGAAGGATCTTTTCCGCATAGGCCGACGTGAGCGCCTGGGCGGCATCGTTCGACAAGTTGAGATCCCGGAGGATCGGCTCGATCGCGTCGAAGGCTTCCTTGTCGAAGGTGACACCCGCCTTCGTCAGATCTTCGGAGAGCGTGACTTCATAGGCTTCCGGAGCGCCGAGGATTGCTTTCGCGTCGTCGCCCTCGCCGAACTGGAGGCGCGTCTCGCCTTCCGGTTTTGCGGAACCGTCTCCGGCCCCGTCGTCGGATCCATCGTCTCCGGCGGCGTCGCCGAGAATAGTCTTGTCTTCTCCGCCGCCAGCATCGCCCCCGGCCCCGCCTTCGCCAGAACCGCCATCCGCGCCCGAACCGGCGTCGCCACCGCTTCCCGCGCCGCCTTGGCTATCAGCGCCCCCGTCGCCTGCCCCTGCGCCCTGATCCGCGCCAGCGCCCGCGCTTCCGTTATCGCCGGATCCTCCATCATTGCCCGCGCCTCCATCGCCAGCAGCGGGCGCCGCGCCCGCGTCATGCCCATCCGGAGCGCGCAGCAGGCGCCCGGCCCGCCGCTCCGCTTCCGTCATGCGAATACCCAGCGCCCTAGCGGCGCTCGATATCATCATCGAATTCTTGAGAGATTTCCGCATCTTCGCTTTCCTCCATAGGTGCAGTTGCAAGGGCTGATACTTCGGCTATCGCCAGCGCCAGAGCATTGAACGGCGCATTTTCGGCGATCCGGACGGGCAAAGCCTCGTCGACCATCCGAAGTATCTCTAACCCCAGGCTCCTGCGACCCTCGTAAGCGGAGGCGTCGAGATCGGTCCCGTGAGTGGACCCGCCTATGCCAGAGCGTTGCGCGACCGTAAAGAGGAAACGACGGAAGGCCGGATAGCCCGACAGCTCCAGCATATCGCGCTGGAGCTGCATTTCGGGCGAGAGCGGACGAACAGGACGACGCGCCATTAGATCGGCGGTTGCTGCATGAGGCTATCGAACAGGTTGCTTTGCCCGCCACGGACCGGCGTCTCCGCCATCGTCCGCGCCGCTTCCGCGCCCTGTTGCATCGCCGGAGCCATCGCCGCCGCCTTTTCCATCCTGGCTTGCTGCGCCCGCGCCGCGCGATCCTGATCGCGTTGCCGTTCATCCTTGAGCCCGAGCGCCGGAGCGCCTGCCCGATCCCAATAGTCGCGCATGAGAGCGTCCGCGTCGACGTTATCCACAACGTCCGGCGAGACGCCCGCGAGCTGCGCCGTGAAGCCGAGCGCCCGCTCCGTCTGTTGCATGCCGATCATGCGTTGCGCTTGCGCGAGGATCGAAACGAAGTCGATCTCGATCGGCATATCCGAGATCTCTTCCGGCGGCTCCGGAAGCATCGCATTGCGCGCCGCGATATCGAAGGCCCGGTCGAGCGCGATCGCGAGCTTTTCGTTGTTGACCCGCTCGATCACCGGGCCAAGCTGCGTCAGCTTTTCCTCTTCGCGCTTGGCAATCTCCATAACCGTTCGATCGGCGGAGCCGTCGAGCGAGGAAATCGCCATGAACAGGCGCGCATACGTCGCTTCGTCGACCGCGCCGCGAAGCTCTTCGGCATCGCGCCCGATGACTTCGATCGCGCGATAGTCGACCTGAAAGATCGGCTTCACTTGCGCCTGATCAGCCGCCGCCGCATGCGTGACGCTGCCCGGCTGAAACTTGATCCGCAGCGTCGCCGGAGCCATGAGCGGAGGCTTGACCGCGAAGTCCGTCGCCTCGCCCTTGCGCTTCGCCTGGAGCTGGAGCGCGCGCATATCGGTCAAGGCGTCATGCCCCGGCCCGAAGCCGTAAACGTCGCCGCTCGCCACTTCCCAGCGCGGCGCCCAAAACGGTTGCGACCAGTAGCCCTTTTCTTCGAGCAGAAGCCCCTTGTCGCCCTGCCCCTCTTCCCACTTCACGCTTTCCCACGGCATGCCAGAGGGATCGAGCCGGCCGGGAATATGCGCGTCGTTCGGGCGGATTGCGTGATAGGTCGGGACTTCCGTCTCATAGTCGCCCCGGTCCCACATATTGCGGACCGTGAGCGAGACGCGATCCCAGCGCATTTCCCGCTTGTCGAGCCGATCAGCGACGAAGGCGCCGACCATTTGCTTGACCGTCATCATCTGTTGACGGATCAGCCGGTCCGGCTCCAGCTTGTGATTGAGCGCGAGCCAATACTCGCCGAACGTTTGCGGAAAGCAGACGGGATAGGTCAGGCCCGTTTCCCAATCGAGCGCTTCCGTCATGACGCAAGCGTCCGTCCCGAAGAGCCCGATCTCCGAATAGCCGAGCTTCGCCGCACTGTAGAAATTCGACGAATTGAGCATGCGCGCGACGATCTCGCCCGCTTGCTCCAGCCAGATCTTGACCGGCTGATAGGTCGAAAGATCCTTGTCTTCGAAACCGAACTTGAACCACGGGCGATTAGGCGAGGACATGCCCGAATACATGCCGCCCGTCAGCGTCCGGAAGGAGCGGATCGCATGGCCGTCATAGAGCTTGTTCGCCCGGCGCTGCGCCCGATTGGAGCGGCTCGACATGGCCGCGACGTAACGCGAGCGGTTAGGCTGCGCCAGCCCGGCGATCTCGTAGATCTCCGCCTCATACGGCTGGCGAACCGCCTTCATCGACTGGAGTTGTTTCTCCAGCAGCTCGCGCTTTGTGAAGTGACGCGTCGGATCCGGATCCGCCTTAATCGGGAGAGAGAGCGTCTTGCGCCCTTCCGCCGCCACGATCAGGCACCCAGCTTTTGCGCAGCCGGCGCCGCCGTCGTCGAGACAGGCGTCAGATCGCCGCCCGTCGCCGTCTTGATCAGAGCCGCATAACCGCGCCGACGCGAGAGCATGCCGTTGCTTCTGGCGGAGCCTGGACGCTCCGGCATCTTGCTATCTTGCCGTTCCGCGGGAGCCGGGACGTCCGGAGCGCTGCACATATCGAAAAGCCCCTCTTGCCTAGGATTGCCTCTAATCGCCGAGATCGCGGCAATTTGCAATCCATCCTAATTGTCAAGCTCATTGAAACGATCATAACCACCATCGCCCATAAGCGCCGAGAGCCGGTCGACGATGATCTCTTCCTTGAGCGTTGCCTCCAGCGCATAACATACCGCGTCGCCGTCGTCCGGCGACCGGCCCAGCCGCTCGCGCATTTCTTCCTTGCTTTCGATCAGTATCCCCGAAGGCGTCATCTTCCACCGATAGGCCGAGAGATCCGCGAGAAGATCGCCGTCGTCCGGGAGATCGATCGGGAAAGGATTTGTCGGATCGAGCGCCTCGCGCATGCGCCAGACTAGCCGGGCGCGATCGTTCGCGAAGCGAAGCCCCGCCTCTTTCGACAGCTCTTCCGTCTTGCTCGACCCGTTGATCTTGATCGCCTGGACCTTGTTCGAGACGAGGAAGTCGAAACACGAAGAGCCCCAGCCGATGACGTCGACATGAACCGGCGCGCGATCGCGCCGACACATGACGACAAGGCCCGCGCCCGTCGGACCGTCCGGGACTTCCTTGCCGGGATAGCGGAGCAGATCGTCGAACCAATTCCCGTGACGCCGGGCGATGACGAACTTGTCCGCGCCGCCCATTGCCGGATCGACCCCGAGGCTATCCATCGCGCCTTTCGTCGAGCGCGGACGCCAGCGATCCATTGCCGCTTCGATCCATTTCGTCGGAATGACTTGCCAGCGATCGTCTTCCATGCCCGCCTCAAAATCGCCGTAGAGCATTTGCGATCGCAGCGGCTCCGGCATCGCCTGCAACGTCGAGATATACCCGGTCCGCATGTAATACGGATTGTCCGAGACTTTCGAGGGAATGAACGTCCGGCTCTTCGGCGTGACGATCAGCTCCGGCGCGAAGTCCGCCGGATCGAAGTCATAGACCTTTTCTTGCCCGACGAGAACGAAGGGCCGATCGTCTTCCGTTTCATGGTCGACGCCCGCGATCGTCGTAAATAGCCGCAGCTCGCCCGGCTCCGCCCGGTTGCGGTGTTTCTTGTCGAGCCACGGCCCGAAATAGCGAATGATCCACCGACCTTCGACCGTCGTCGGAGGGTTGAACGTGAGCAGAGCTTGCGGCTTGACCGCCGGATCGTCGGACCGCATCCAGCCCATGATAAAGCGGACTTGCGCTTCCTTTAGCTCCGTCGCTTCGTCAAAGCCCTTGAGCCCGTGATCCTGCCCCTGGAGCTTTTTTTCGTCGCCCGGATTAGGCAGGCCCCGAAATTGAATGATCCCGTTATCGTGCCGCCAGACGCGATCTTGCCCGTTGTAGCCGTTGTTTCCGCCGAGGATCGAGGACAGGCGCTCGCGGACGCCGAGAAGCTGCATACCATCCTTGCGGCAGACGAGGCTTTTCTTGTGCCGCGTGAGGCACATTCCGACCATGAGATCCGTCTTGCCGCCGCCGGCCGCGCCGCCATAGCCGATGACGTCCGCCGTCGAATAGTAGGCCATGCTTTGCGGCCCAGGCAGCGGGCGCCACTTCACCGGATCCTTTGCCGCCAGCTCTTCGAGCTGCGCAACCGCCTTCGGAGGAAGGCGGCGGATCGTCGCCTCTATCTCCGGGATCGTCATCCCGGCAAATTGCTTGAGCAGATCGAGCATGGATCAGCGGCGAATGCAGCCGGCGCCGCAGTCCGGACGATTGCATGAGCATTCGGGGGCGCGATTGACCGCCCACCACAGCGCACCGAGCCCCAGCGCCCACACCCCGGCCACGATCAGAAGTCCAGACATGCCCCTACCCTTCCAGCAATTGACCCGACGGGCCAGTTTCCACCGTCGCCGCGACGGCAATCTTCGCGATGAAGATCGCGATATCGCTTGTCGACATGGATCCGCGATCGAGCCTCTCGCCGTTCGGATCCGCCAGCTTCAATTGCGCGCCGTATCGCTTCGGATCCCAGCAGGCCAGCAGCTTGAGCCGATGCTCCGCCCGCAGCTTGGAGCGCTGGATATGCTCGCGATCAAGGACAAGCTCCGTCGTCCCGTCGTCCCGCGTCCGCTCCATGTAATCATTCGACCCGTCGTCGACGATCTCCAGCGTCTCCGCCGCCAAGGCATCATAGCCCATCGTTCGCGCGCGCGCGTAGCGCGCGACCCGTCTAGCATGCTCCGCTTCGTCGGAGACGTCTTCGAGGTAATGATAGACCGCCGCAGGCGAAGGCATATCCTCGCACCGGCAAACTTGCCGGAGCGGGATCCCTTCGGAGACGAGATCGCAAATCTGATCAAAGATCTCCGGCGTCACCGTAACCGACGGACGGCGGATCTTCGCGAGCAGATCGCGCGCGAGGCGCGGACGCGGCTCCGGCGCGGGATCCTTCGTCACTTCGAGAACAGGCTCCGGAGCCGGAGGCTTGCGCCGACGCTTGAGCTTGCCACCCATCGGCCCAGGCTCCAGCTCTTCGCGGATTGCCCGGTCGATCGGCGGATCGATCGGCACCGTCGCCTTGCGGCCATGCCGCTTCATGACGGCGATCTTCGCCTCTTCGGCGACGCGGGCGCTATCCCATTTCTCTTCCAGCGTCGTTCCCGAAGTGTCGACGGGCGCAACCGTCAAGCCTTCCTTGACAGTTGCCGCCTTACCCTTCGGCTCCGCCTTCGCCTTGCGCTTGCGCGGCGGGAGGCCGCACTTCGGGATATCGTCGTCCGGCGCCTTCCGGGCGCGCGGCTTCGCCCCCTCTTTCTTCGGCGGTAATGTCGAAGCCCCCTTTGCCATGCGCGCAATATCGCCACATTCGCGCGCTTTCGCAATGCCTCGCGAACTGTAGCCACTGTAGCCAGAGGGGCGGCGACAATCGCAATTCCCCTCTAAATCCCCCCAATTTATCCCGTTCAGACAATAGGATAGCCAGCCCTTTTCCCTTGTGGGAAATGGCGATGAGAGTAGCCGAACGCGAACAACTGTAGCCGGACTGTAGCCGGTAGAATTGCTACACTATGAGAGATCGTCGACAGGCCAGCGCACTGGATCCAGCGCTTCCCAGCAAGGAAGGCAGGCGGCGCGGCCCGTCAGATGATGAGCCTTGTAATAGCGTTGGTTGGGCGGCTGGCGCTGGCGGATCTCGATCGATCCCTCGCACACCACACCAGCGCCGCCGGGACCGAGCCCGAACGCGACGCCCGACATGAAGAGAGGCGCGCGAATGAACCGCCACGGTTGCGCGGGGAAGCCGAATAGCTCGATCGGCTCCCAACCGCAAGCGAGCGCCTCGCCGCACTTGCCTTCGTCGACGAAGCGCCTGATCGCCTCGCAGATCCGGAACCACTTCGACGGCTTGAAACACGGCGGACAGGGATAGCGGAACATCGCGTTAAGCTCCGCCGCGAAGGGGAGATCGATCGCAAGATCCGGAACCACCCCGGCTACAGTGGCTACAGCGGCTACACTATCCCAGCCGGACGCCTCTTCCCCCAGCGTTTGCGCCATTTCCGGCGCGTCGCCGATCGTCGCCGGAGGCGTCTCCGGCTTGGCTACAGGTGGCGACAGCGGCAACGCCTGTTGCTCCGCCTGGACGAACGCCGAGGGATCGAAGCCGCTCAACCCCGCTCCCCCATCGCCAGCCGCTCCGCTATGTTTTCAACGAAGAGCGCCGTCGATCGCGGCTCGCGGCCATGCAGGCGCCCGACGCCGACGCAAAGGCTTTCCAGCAGAACCCATTGCGCTTCCTCGCTAGGCGCATGCTGGACGATCAGGCGCAGGATAGGAAGGAGCGCCGCGTTGTGCTGATCGCTCGCGCTCATTGCCGCCCCCTGAAAACGTAGGACCAAGCCCAAGCCATAGCCCCGCGATTGCCGGGCTCCAGCCTTACGATCTCCAGAAACCAGCCGCGCTCTAGCGCGTGATCGACAGGATCCGGGCGCGCCGCCTTGCGCAACAGCGTTTGCAGCGCGCAGCCTGCCCCGTTGAGCCACGTCCCGCGGCCAGCGAGAAGCCCTTCGTCATTCGTCAGGTTTCCACATCGGGCGAGCCCGATCTCGCGCAGGCGCTTGATCGCCGCCCGCACCGTCGCCACCGGCAAGCCAAGATCCGCCGCGAGATAGCTCGCCGGATAGACGACTTCCCCGTCGCTCATATGATCGATGACGCCGCGCTCGATCGGCGACAGGAACGCCGGGCAGAAATCGCAGGGATCATCCATGATCAATCCTCCCCGCACCCCGGCCCGATCGAGCCCCGGATCTCCAGCCGCGACGAATTCCCACCACGGGACGAAGCGCTCGCCGTCAGCACCACACCAGAAGCCCCAATCGCGGACCTTCGGCCCCGTGAAGAAGAGCGTCGTCACCGGCTCGCTATCGAGCAGCGCGATCCTATGCCGCGCCGTCGCCTCGCGCGTTACCACCGCGCCCGGCTCCCGCAGGAACTCCCCTTCCGGCGTGATCTCCACATAGCGCCCGCTGATCACAAGCGAGGTATTGCTCCACGGATGATCATGGAGCGCGCGATCGTCATCCCCACGCCGGAAGCGATAGAGATAGACGTTGCAGAACGCGGAGCGCGGGATGACATACCAGCGCTCTAGGTAGTCGCCACCGATCACGAAGTCCGGCGGGCGGCGGGACATGACGCCGGCCGCCCATGCCGCCAGCTCTTCGATCGTCGCATAACGATCCGCGAAGACGCTCATATCGAAATTACTCATAGTCTCATGCTCCCTTGCCGCGGATCGACCCCATGTCGCAGGAATTCGACGGTCCGATCCATTGACCAACACAGCGCGCACGTCGCGCAACAATCCGTCTTGTCGGTTTGCGCCGGGCAGACGACGCTTTGCGCGTCTTCCGGCCTCTCGATCACAACGGCCCCGATCGGCCCGAGATCGGCTCCAGAGAAGCGGATCCGGCATCGCGCGGGGAAATCCATATTCAGGGCGGAGATCGCCTGTCCGATAGCGTAGAACGGATTGTGAGCCGTATAGCCGAACAGGTGAAGCCCTTCGAAGCGCATCATCGCCCAGCGCCAGAACGCGACATAATCGATCGCGAGATCGAGATCCCGCTCGCTCCCGAAGTCGCCCAGGACGTGAAGGCGGATTGCGATCCGACCATGCTTGCGGATCAAATCGCCGATCTCCGGCTCCAGCCGCGCGATTAGCGCCCGGTCAAGGATATGCCGCCGCGCGTAGGGCATGTTGTTCCCGTAGCACGTCAGCCATTGCGCGCAGGACGACGGACACGTCGCCCGCTCGACAAGCGTCAGGGTGAAGATCCGCGCGCCCTTCCATGCGCCCTTTTCGACCAGCCGCCCGACCTTGCGTTGATTAACCCCGTCGACCAGCAGGCGCGGCGACGTCGACGCATGCTCGATCGTCTTGCGGAAGAGCGCCGTCCGGTCGACGATCGCGGCATGATCCGGCTTGAGATTGGCACAGCGCGCCGCGCCGCCGTGGCGGATCTTCGCGATCCGGTGTTGAGGTCCGCCCGAAGGCGTCTTCCATTCGCCCATATCAATCCCTTCCCTTGAAACCGTATTCCGCCGCCGTCTGGCGACCGAGCCGCGTTAGCGACCAGCGCCGCCCGTCGAGCTGCACCATCCCGCGGCGCTGGAGCGCGAGAAGCGTCGGATCCCCCACGGGCGCGAGGCTATAGCCCGCCTCCATCGCCAGCAGCCGGCCAAGCATGCGAACTTGCGCCCGCGAGGGATACCGATAGCCCACGATCACACCGCCGGAGGAACGCGGAAGCCAGCCGCGCCAGCATGCCCGCCACCGCCGAACTTCGCCGCCACCTTGGACACGTCGAAGCCGTTCGCCGAGCGCAGCGAGAACGACGTCCCCATAGTGCTATGCACCCGCAGCGCGGCGAAGGGCCGGTCCGGATGCAGCCCACAAAGGCGATGGCCGACTTCGCTCGCCAGCTCATAGGGGCAATCGACCACCGGAACGAAGTGACCATCGATCGGACGGATCTCCGCCTTCGCTGCGATCTCGCCGACCAGCCAGTCGCGATAGACCCGCATCGCCTTCCCGCCGTCGGTATAGTCGCACCCTTCCCAGGCGACGGATTGCGGCAGCGCCGCGGCGATCTCGCTCCACCGTTCGAAGCTCTTCGTCTCCGTCGACAGGCGAAGGCCAGTGTCGCGCGTCGCGTCGCCATATTCGAAGCGCCAGAGATCCCGATCTTCGACGAGCAGGATCAACCAAGGGATCGAGAGTAGATCCTTGAACGGCTCCAGCCCATCGCCGAAACAGAAATCCCATGCCAGCCGCGCGCCGGAGCGCTCCATATCAAACAGCGCACAGACAGCCGGATAGCCGCCGCGCTGGAGATCCGCGATCATGCTCGACACAACCGGCAGCGTGAACCGCTCCGGCTTATCCTTGAACCGGGCGAACGGCTCCAGATCGTCCCGCGCCGTCTTGTGATGATCAAGGATCACGATCGAGGCCGCGACTTGCGCCAGCGCGTCGAGATCCGCGCGCTTATAGCTGAAATCGACGATCAGGACATGCTTGCCCGCGACGTCCGGCACCGGTTGCCCATAGTTGGCGCCGACGAATTGCGCGGCCGGCCAGCGCCGCCACGCCGCCCAGGCCGCGGTGAACCCGTCGAGACAAGGATCGTGATAGATCACGACGTCCGGCTTCCATTCCATAGCTATCGTCCTTTCCGTTTGCCTATGCCAATCACTCGCCACGCTTCCCGGCAGCGTTGCCCGCCGATCTCCGCCCCGCGCTCCAGCCGGACGACGTGTCCGTTTCGCTCCAGCGCGGCCATTGCCTCGCGGGCCTTGTCCGCCGCCCGGACCGTTCGCGGCCCGCGCTGGCAGATGAACCGGAGCCCGATCAGCTCTTCGCCCCAGCCGTCGGAAACCAGCCACTCGCGCAGCTCTTCGGCGACGCGGAGCTTCGGATCCATCCCTTCGGCATCGAGCAGGCGGAGCGCTTCTAGCGCGTAGAATTCGGCGAGCTGGATCCCCTTGGCGAGATCCGTTGCCGCCAGCTCGCGCACGTCGTCCCGGCCCCGTTCGAAGACGGCGATCACCGTCGCCAGCCGGGCGGCTTGCTCCGGCAGCTTGCCGATCACGCCGCGAATACTGTCCCACTCTCCGCCCGGTCCGATCTTGCGCTCGACATGATCGCAGAACGCCCACCACATAGCCGAGGCTTGCGGCGCCATGCCGACGACTTCCGGCTTTAGCTCGCGCGTCTCCGGATCCATTGGCAGCGCCGAGGACATGATCCGATAGAGCCGCCGCCCGAACGCTTCGAGATCCGTCTCGCTTTGCGGCTGGACCGGGCGGAAGAACCGCGTCCCGGCGAGCGACTTCGGCGCCGTCACCAGCAGGCGCGAGAGCAGCCCTTGCCCGCGAAGCTCGCCGTCGCCGAGCAGCTTGCGCGCAATCTCCGGCTGGATCATCATATGAAACGACAGCCGCCGGCCTAGAAGGACCGTCAGACCCTCGCCCGCGCGCACCCGCTTGATCGGCTTCCCGTCCCAAAATTCCGAGAGCGCCGCCGCCGTCTTGAGCCGGTTATCGTCGTTCATGCCGAAGCCGCCCAGCCAGACGCCGCCTTCGTCGGAGAAGAGCCCCATCGAGGGACGGCTTTCCGCGAATAGCTTTTGCAGCCCTTCGATCGTTCCTTCCGTCGCGAGGATGATCGGCATAGGCGGAGGCGGAGGTTCCGAGCCCACATCGCGCAGCGCGTCCGCAACATCGCCCTTCGTTTTCTTCGCCCGCGCGACGCTTTCCTTGTAGCTCGCGACGTCGATCTCCCAGCCGACCTTTGCGTCGCGATAGGCCCGCCAGAGATCCGCTTCCACGTCGCGGACCGCCTTCAAGGCGAACCCGTCCGCCGACGACTTCCGATCGCCGGAACCGGCGACCGTCGTCATGAAGAGACACGTCGGGCGGATCTCCGACGTCGGGAGCTGGATATCGACGAACGGTTGCACCGCCAGCGCCGCCGCCGAGAGGACGGATTGCGCCGCGAGCCCGTCGGGAACCTGGACCTTATCCATGATTGCCCGCGTCGCCGCCGCGAGCATCGGCCCGAGGCAGTCGATCGGATACGGAGCCGCATCCTCCACCACAGGGCGGAGGGGGATCGGCTCTTCGTGCTGGAAATCCGCTTCCGGATCGAAGCGGTCCGCAAAACCTGACATTTGCCTCGAAACCCCCGCCCTTACGCCGCCGCGATCCTCTCCCGTTGCACAACAACCCAGCCCGAGATACTCGCTCCCTCCAGCCGCGCGCGGGCTTCCTCTCCAAATGCCGCGAGAACGACGGGCGCCCCGCTGTTCGCGGCTTGCTCCGTCCCGTCCGGACGCCAGAACTTGATCCGCTGATCAAGAAACAGGATCGCGCTCGCCCGCTCCCATATGGGCGCAAACCAGTCCGTTTCCGTCCGGGCATGGATCAGGGCGATCCCTTGCCCATGATCGGCCAGCCGGGCGAGCCAGCGCGCCACCTGATAGCGATCAAACGGCGGATTGAGCCACACCATCCCCGACCATTCGACCGAGAGCCCGTCTTCCGCTTCGACCACATTCCGCGCGGCGCAATCCCAAGGCCGCACCGTCGCCGCGCACGGATCAAGATCGAACAGCCCCAGCCGATCAATGATCCACTTCGGGGTAAGATGGACTTGGCTCTTGCCTACCGTCTGTTGATGCGAGCCAATCGTCATTTCCTGATCCCCCTCAATTGATCGTTCCAATCCCCGAAGGCGTCATCCGGATAGACGGCCCGCACTTCGAGCCCCCGGTCCTGATAAGCCGCCTTCGCCTTCGTCGCGGCGGCTCGACCCGCCTTGTTGTTGTCGCCGCCGATCGTCACCTTGCGCACCCCAGCCGGGAAGCGGATTTGCGGCATCATCGACGTGCCGCAGGCGATCCAGACCGGAGACAGATCCCCCGCCTCGCGGAGCTGTTGCCGCACCGTCGCGCCGTCTTCCGGCCCTTCGACGACGACGATATGCTCCGCCACCCCGCCCAGCCGGATAGCACCGCCAGCCGGGCGCCCGAGCGAGAGCTTCGGATTTTTCATATCCGCCTTGCGCTTCCCCCCATCGGCAAGGAACACGCGTTGCAGCCCGACGAATTCGTCCGCGTCGTCCGACACGCCGCACACCAGCGCCGGGAGATCCGGACCGCATTCGCCCGTCTCCGGCTTGAACCATGCCGGGCAGCGCACGAAGCGGAAGCGCTTTGGCTTGATCAGGATCCCGCGCGACTGGAGATAGACGTCCGCAGGCGTCTTGCCGTTGAGCGGAACCGAGCGCTCCCACACGTCGCGAGCAAGCTCGATCGACGCGCGCCTTGCGGCTTCGTCTTCCTCGCGCGCCTGGATCCGCTCCGCTTCCGAGACGATCGGGAGATCGCCGTTCGCCAGCATTTCGCAGGCCGCGCGAAAGTCGACATGCTCGCTATCCATGACGAAGCGGATCGCGTCCCCGTTCGCCCCACAGCCGAAACAATGATAGCCGCCCGTCGCCTCATAGACGACGAACGACGGCGAGCGCTCATTATGGAACGGGCAGAGCCCGACCAGCGTCCGCCCGGCCTTGCGCAGCTTCGTCCGCCGTCCGATGACGTCGGAGATCCGGATCCGATCCAGCAGCGCCCCCGTATCGATCCGCGCCGCCTTCACGCTTCCAGCTCCGCGATCACTTCGATTGCGACTTCGCAGAAGGCTTGCGCTTGCGCGAGGTTGATAGCGTTACCCGCTCCGCGCACCGCAGCCAGTCGGTTGCGAAGGCTCCCAGCATCAACCAGAGGGAATGAGCCGGGTTCAACGGGCCGGAAGCGCGGTCCGTCGGGATCACGACAGAGCAGCCAGTCGGCGTCTGCCCAATAGTTGAGGGGATGAAGCGATATTCCACCGTCTTCGCTATGCCCGTCGTCGACGGGCGCGGCTTCGACGGATCCCCCTTGTCCCGCGAGTAATCCCCGCGATGCACGTCCGCCGCCGTCGGAGACGGCCACCCGGCCAGTGTCGCCACATAGGGAATTGCCGCCGTCACCTTCCGCCCGTCCGGCGTCCGGCCTTCCGCCGTCGTCCCTTCCGGCGGGGATTGCCCCCCCGAAGCATTCCCGACCGTCGGAGACGGCCATCCCGAGAGGGCCACACACCCCGGCAGGCGATCCGATCCCTGTCCGGGACCGCCATTCGGCCCGTCTTGCTGACAAGGCGTCGGCCAGCCGCACAGGAACGCTTGCCGTGGAAGCTGATCGTTTCGCGCCGTTCCGTCCGCGCGCGGCCTGATCTCGCCCGTATCCTTCCAGTCCCGCGCCGACGGCGTGACCCATCCAGTAGAGACGTTGCCGGATATGCGGAGCGGAGAACCCCGCAGCGCAGGTATCGAGCGCCCCGAAGGCGTAGCCCGTGCCTTCCATGTCAGACGATACAAGATCGAGCCAATGCAATCCGTCCGCGCTCGCAACTTGCTCGCCAAGGACGGTGACAGGTCGACGCTTTTCGATGAGCCATTCGAAGGCGGGCCATAGGTGCCGCTCATCATCAAACCCAGCGCCTTTGCCAGCCGCGGAGAAAGGCTGGCAGGGGCAACTTCCCGTCCATATCTCTCGGTTATCCGGCCATCCGGCCAGACGCAAAGCAAGGCTCCAGACCCCAACTCCCGCAAAGAAATGGCACTGAACAAATCCCTTGAGATCGTCGGGACTGACGTCTTCGATCGACCGCTCATCTACTTCCCCCGCCGCTATCAGCCCTTCGGCCATCAATTCGCGCAGCCATGCCGCCGCGAACGGATCGATTTCGTTGTAATAGGCCCCGTTTGCCGCCACGCGCCTAACCCCCGATGATCGTCCGCTCGACCGTATCGCGCTCGACAACCAGCCGCTCTCCCGGCTGGACGATCCCGAGCAGGCGCAATTGCGCGATCGCGTCATGCGTCAGCTCGCCGCCAGGCCAGCTTTCCGGATCCGCGAGATATTCGATCAGCGCCTCATAGCGCGGGACAGCGATCGAGCCGCCCTCGCCCAGCCGCTCGAACAGCTTCGCGTCCTTGTGGACGCGCGCGCCCAGCGTCGCGAGACTGATCCGCTTGCGTCCGCCACCATGCGCGGCGACCCACAGATCCGCCAGCGCGTAAAGATTTCCCATGAGATTAAGCCGCATCGACTTCCCTCTTGCCCTGCATTCACCATGACGAATAGACGCGCCAGCCGCACCGCGTCAATAGGCGTATGCCCACGGTTCCCGGTTCACGACTTGTTCCAGTCCGATATTTTTTTCACTTTGCCCTATTGCAATGGGCGCTCGCCCACGTTAGGAGGGTGCATCGCAGATCAAGGGGAACGATCATGCAGACAGTCAAGGTTCATGAATTCATCTTCGCGGACGGCCAGCCGTTCGGCTGCGGGACCGCGCTCGAATTGAAGTATTGGCAGAGCGAAGGCGTCATCGATCCGGAGGCGCGCCTCGGATCCTACCTTTGCGACGAGCCCGCCAGCGAAGACGAGCGCCGCAAGACGTGTTGGGGCATCGGCGACTTTCTCGACAACGTGATCGACCCGACCGGCGAAGCCATAGATCCGGGCTTGCTGGCATGAGCCCGCGCCGCTTCCGCTTCGTCTTTGCATGGACGATCTTCCTCGCGTTCCTTGCCGCCCATATGGTCGACAAGATCGCGCGAGGCGTCGCCGCTTGCGTCTCGCATGAGATCGTCTGTCCGCTGGAGAGCCTGCGATGATCCGCCCCGGAGACGCCGAGATCGAGCGCGTCGTCGCCGAGCTGGAGATCGGCTGGATACAGGCGCGCAACCATGTAATCCAGCGCACCATGCTTCGCGAGCGGCTGGCACAGCAACAGCGCGAGGCGGTCGACAGGGGAATTCGAAGTCTGGCGCGGTGACGCGTCCGACCGCCGGACGGGGAAGGTTCCCCCCCGTCGCCCCGTCCGGCGTATCATGGGGGAAAGAGGGATAGGCAAGATGGACAACGAAGATCTCGCGCACAATGAGGCTTTCCCGCTGGAAGCGGCGACGGACTTCATTGCCCGCTGGAAAGCCGTCGGAGGCGGTTTCTACTTTCACCCCCAGCCGGACGGCGCCGTCATGGTCCAGCTTGCCGGGCAGCTCGCCGAAGACGGGACCGATCCGAACGGACCGGCCCGCGACGCGCTCCAGACGGAATTGCTCGCCGATCCGCGCTTGAAGGGCGCCGTTACCACCCTCGCCGCGCAGGCATGGCACCGCGCCAACATGGCCGCGCAGCTCGCCGGGATGGAGCCGGAAGGCCATGCGTGACGATCGGCACTTCGAGCAACAGGCCCGCGCCTTCCTTGCGCGCATGGAGCGCGCTCGCCGGATCCGCAATGCGCTCTATGCCGCCGCCGTGATCCTCTTCGGAGCGGCTTTCATCGCGGGCCCTGTGCGGTGACAGAGGCCCAGCCGGACATGCTTGGAGGGAAGACCGTCCCCGGCTCCCGCCTTCGGCGGATCCGGCGGACTGGCAAGGCTCCGATCGCCCGCACCGGATGGGCGGACAAGCCCGGCACCGGGCCGCAAGGCGAGACGTGCGGATCCTGCACCTATTGCGAAGCCTTCCACTTCCGGAAGCGATACCACAAATGCGCCGCGCGCGACGGCGATCACTGGAAAGGCGGACGTGCGACGGACATTCGTCCGCTCGATCCCGCCTGTTCCAAGTGGGCGCCCAGCGTCAACCGCGCCAACCAGCAGAGAGCCGCCTCCCATGAAGTTGATCGTCTCGCCGATGTTGCTCCGAGATCTCCAGACGCTCGCGCGCGGCGAGAGGATCCCGCGATCGAGCCCGGCGGGCGAGATCACACCAGCCGCAGCGCAGGCGCTCTTGCGCATAGCGGTCCCGAACAAGCCGCTCCCCGTCCGCGCGCGGTGACGCGCCGACCAGCAGAGGAAGGATTGCAACGTGCCTTCGAATTCTGATCAGCCGGACTTACCCCTTCCGCTCCCAGCCGATAGCGGCCCGCTGCGCAAGCGCGCCGCCCGGCCCACCGGCTGCGCATGGTGCGGAGAGCTACCGATCCGCGACAATCTCGACGGCGAGGATCTTTGCCAGAGCTGTTGCGACAAATGGGTCCAAGGAGAACGCAATTGAACCGCCAGCCTATCCCCCTCCAGAGCATGACCGACCAGGACGGAAAGCCCGTCGGAACGGCCTTCCTTATGCCGGCGCGCGAAGGGACTTGCGAGACATGCGCAACCGCGCATGAGCCCGAGCTTCCGCACAACGCGCAATCGCTCTTCTATCAGACCCGGTTCAATATCGAGCATGGCCGCGCCGCGACATGGACCGATGCAATGGCGCATTGCGCCCCGGAGCTGCAAGCCTTGTGGCGCGCGAAGCTGATAGAGCTAGGCGTCGACGTCGACGGCGGGAAGATCCACCCGGAGCGCCGCAAATGATCCGGACCGAGATCCTATGCGACTGGCGAGAAGATCCCCGCGCGCGGGATCCGAAGGCGCGTTGCCATTCGCTCGACAACAAGACGCCGGGCGGCGAGGCGATCGACTTCGACACAGCCGCCAGCAAGGCGCGCAACGCCGCGCAGCTCGCAGGCTGGAGCCGCAAGAGCCCAACCCGCGCCCGCTCGCGCTACGGCTGGATTTGCCCGGCCTGCAATGGACGCGAATTCGGATGAGCGGCTATGTCTCCCCCGTCCGCGCCGAGATCCGCGTCGACTATCGCTTCCGGATCGAAGGCGCACCGCAGGAGCGGCGCCTTCACATATTCACCCAGGCCGACGGATCCGAGCAGATATGCAATCCGGACGGTTGCCGCGAATGCTACCGGGAAGCGCACTGGAGCGAGGGGCAGACGCGAGGATGAGCAATATCGCCGAGGACTTCGCCGCCGGACTGGAGATCGCCGAGCAGCTCCGGGATCAGGGCTTCGACCAGCCGCTCCGCGAGCAATGGATAGCGGCATGCGCGCGCGACCTTAACGTCGCGATCGAGCGCCGCCTCGCCGAGCTTCCGCCCGGCTGGAGGCTTGCCGTCTCCGACGGAGAGATCGAGCAGGGCGACCAGCCGGGAAGCTGGCAGCTCCGCCACCGCTTTATCGCTATCGATCCGGAATGTCCGGATCCCTTGCCGTTTCCGGCCCAGCCGCGGCGATGGACACTCTACGGGCCAAGGAGGGCAGACAATGCAGTTTGAGACGAAGCGTCTATCGCATGCGCTCGATATCGTCGCGATGGCGATCGAGCGGCGCAACACCATCCCCGTTTTAGGGTGCGCGCGCGTCGCGATGACGCTCGATCGCAACGGGCTCGACATTGCCGGGACCGATCTCGATATCCAGATCCGCGCGAACCTTGGCCTCGCCACGACGGCCCAGCCCAGCACTGGAAGCGAGAAGCTGATCGATGTTTGCATGCATGCGCCCGATCGCGTCGCGCGCCTGATCCGGGCGGCTGGAGACGAGATCTCGATCGAGCAGGAAGAAGGCGACAAGCTCCGCCTTCGCGGCGGTCCGCTGGACGCCACGATCGGCGGCTTGCCCGGATCCGACTTCCCGGCGATCGATATCACCCAGCCGGACGCGGGCTTTTCCGCAACGCTTGGCTTCGAGGGGATCGACATGATCCTTCGCGTCGCCGGAGCCGTGTCGACCAAAGAGACGCGCTATTACCTCAACGGCGTCTATCTCCACCACGAAGAGGCATGGACCTACAAGGCAGTCGCGACGGACGGACACCGCCTCCACGTCGGGACGATCGAGCTTCCGGACGCCGAGCGCCCAATCGGCAAGCACGGCGGAGGCAAAGCTTCCGATGGGATCATCATCCCGAGGAAGACGATCAATATCCTGAAACGGCTTCGCCCACGCATGGCGCCCGATCAGCCGGTCAAGATCTCCGCAGGCGTCCCGCGCGCGACGAACGGGATCAAGGATCTTGCGCCGGAAGTGGCAGCGAAGAGCTACAACCGCGCCGCCTTCACCTTCCAGGCGGGCGATCTCCCGATCGAGATCGTAACGAAGCTGATCTACGGCACCTTCCCCGACTATACCCGCGTCATTCCGCAGCACGATCCGGCCTATCCGACGATCGCCTTCAAGCGCCGCGATCTCGCGAACGCGATCGACGCGATCTCCGCCGGGATGCTGGAGCGGACGAAGGCGATCAAGCTCACGTTCGACCCAGCCGGACGGCTGATCGTTTCGGCGAAGTGGATCGACTTCGGCTTCGAAGGCAAGATCTCGATCCCGGCGACGACGAGCGTCGAGCAGCCGTTCGAAGTCGGCTATAACGGCAAGTATCTTCGCCAGATCATCGACGCCAGCGCGGGCGAGGATTTGACCATCAACACCGCCGACGCCGCCTCTCCGGCGTCGATCGTCGATCCAGCCGCGACGGACTTCCGCACCGTCCTTATGCCCATGCGGATCTAGGGGGAACCATGTTCATTATCGGATCATTGCCGCAGAGCTTCGACGGCTTTCTTCGGCGCGAATATACCCGCAACCTGATCGACGGCCACGGCGACTATTACCCTTGCCATATCCACGGCTTGCGCCTTGTGCGCGGATCTTCGATCCAGCTCCAATGCGTCTTGCTGGAGGGGATCGAAAAGACCAGCACGGCAACGGAGATTGAACCGGATCCCGGCTTCCATCCCGAAGGCGGCTATCCCGGTTGCGGCTTCCTCGCCCCGATCGAAGCGTTTTGCTGGAGGATCCCGGACAAGCCCCGGCTCCCCGAGCAGCGCCCGGACATGACCTATGTCCAGCCGTGGGACACGTTCTCCGAGACGTTCGGGATCCATGAATTCGAGTTTCATCGCCGGATGAAGGCGCTTATCCTGCCCGACAGGATCCCGGCGCGCTACCGATGCTCGCTCGATTTCATCGGCTCCAGCCTCGCCGAGAACAACGATCAGCACAAGCACTTGCATCTATTCGACATGGACGACGGCTCGATCGGCGCCTTCCCGAATAATCGCGTCTTGTGGGTCGAGCCCGCAGCTTGGCGCGCGCCGACCGAGGCGCGGCCCGACTTCCTCTCACTCGCCGGAGAATGGATTGCCGAATGAGCCTCTTAACCGAACCCCGCGGGCTTTGCCCCGTTTGCGCCGCCAGCCGCCTAGAGGCTTGCCAGCTTCGCGACGAGATCCAGCCGACGCTTTGCCCGCGCCGGGCGGACGACAAGCGCCCGCCGAGCTTCACCATCACGGCGAAGGATCCGCAGGCTCCCGGCTTGCTCCGCTCGCTTGCGGCGAAGATCCGCCCGACGGATCAGAAGCGCGCCGACGAGATCGACAGGGAAGCCGCGCGCTTCGAGGCATGGCGCCGGAGCAACTTGTCGCGATGAGCGGATCCGTCCGCCTGGACCTTGGCGCCGCGCTCGACATGATCGAGCGCGCGCCCTTCCTGCCCGCCGTCATATGGTCCGATGAGCATCGCGCCTATTGGAAGCCGAACGGCAACGGATACACGGTCGACCGTGATCTCGCCGGGCGCTGGACGATCGCCCGCGCCTACCGCCAGACGCGCCATTGCGGACCCGAAAAGGCGATCCGCTACGAGCTTGTTGACTATGCGATGATCGATATCGCTATGCCCCCGTCGACGAATTCGCTCTTCGTCGAAGCGGCCGGCAAGGTGAAGGGATCCGGGCGCCAGCGCGTCAAGACGCCAGCCTATAAGGCATGGCTTCGCGGCGCAGCGCTCCAGCTCCAGCGCAGCATGATCGATCAGGGCGCGCGGCCAGATCCAGCCGCGCCGCCCTTCGCCGAGAATTTCGGTTTCTGGATCCGGCTCAATATGGACCACAAGGGCGATATCACGAACCGGATCAAGGCGCTGGAGGATCTCTTCGTCTCCGCAGGCGTGACGATCGGCGACCAGTGGAACGATCGCGCGCTTGTCGAGCGCGACCGCTCGATCGGCACCGATTGCCGCGCCGTCATCTATCGGGAGGTAATCGACCAATGATCATGACGCCAGCCGAGAAGGCGCTAGAGGAAGCCGCCGAGATCGAAGCGGACCGCCTCTTCCCGCGCAGCATGCGCGAACGATGGAACCAAGCCTATTTGGCGGCGCGTCGCCGTCAGGCCCAGCCGGAGCCTATCCCGGCCAACATGGAGCAAAGAGCATGAACGGAGCAACTACACTTGCCAGCCGCCAGCCGGGCGAGCTGATCAAGGAAACGAAGGCGCTGCATGAAATGATCGCGCAGCTCACCGACGCAATGCGCGGCCTTGAAGGATCCGCGAACGGCATCGAGGCCGCGATCGATCCGATCGACGGCGGACCGTTCCCGGCGATGGAGGGAGACGCGCGCGCCACCTATTCCGGAGAGCAGGCTATCCCCTGCCACCCGAACGGCATCGCAGGGGAAATCGCGCGCTGCACGGACCAGCTCGCCGGGCTGGAGCGCCTTATCGCCGCGCACAAGGAGCGCTGCTATCAGATCGTCGAGCGCCTCCAGCGCATCGCCTGATCACCCTCTCCAGGAGACGAGAGTATGCCCATCAAGGAAGCCACCGCCGAGGCGATCGCATGGCTGGACGCGAACGGGATCGAGGCCGAGCGCCCCGAAGCCGTGACGGCCACGCTGACCGCGATCGCCGAAGTCGTTCACGAAGCCAATCGCGCATGGTGCGAATACAACGGCGACGCCTCGCAACCCTACTGGACGTCCGCTCCGGACTGGCAGAAGGCGAGCGCGATCGAAGGCGTTGCGTTCCACCTTCGCAACCCAGCCGCAGGCGACAGCGCGTCGCATGACGCATGGATGAGCCACAAGCTTGCCGAGGGCTGGACCTATGGCGAGACGAAGGATCCGGACGCTTCGCCGCCGACGCATCCTTGCCTTGTCCCGTTTGACCAGCTCCCGCGCGAGCAGCAATTCAAGGACAGGCTTTTCCGAACGATCGTTCACGCGCACCGCTGATCGTGGCGATCGAGGAAACCCCGAAGGATCCGGCGCGGATCCGCCTGGAGGCAATCGTCGAATGCCGCCAGAAGCGCAAGGCGAGGGCGAGCGAGAAGCTCGCCTCCGCCGAGCGCGAATTTGCGGAGGCGACGGCGGAGCTACTGGACGCGATGGACGATCTCGACAAGTGGATCGAGGACAATCCGGATCCCCAACCCATGCTGATATAAGGAGGGCTTTATATGGCCGAGAGCGCAGACGACAGGCTCCGCTTGCTGATCGAACGGATCGAGCGTCTGGAGGAAGAGAAGAAGGGCATCGGCGACGATATCAAGGACGTCTATTCCGAGGGCAAGGCAACCGGCTACGACGCGAAGATGATGCGCGAGATCGTCCGCTTGCGGAAGATGAAGCCCGACGATCGCCGCGAGCGCGACGCGATCCTTGAAGTTTACAAAGCCGCGCTTGGCATGGATTGACCAGCCGCGCGAGCGCCGCTATTCGTGCGGACGTCCGTTTGCCGCGGAACCTGGGGGCGGGGAGGCGATCTCTCCGCCCCTTAACATTGCGGCAAGGCGCGCGTTCCGCTAAAGCTCCAGCGCTACCAGCACAGGAAGGGGCCGGATCATGAACGACGATCATCCGCTAATCTACTACCAGCTCACCGCGCCAACCCTTACGGACGGCCAGCAGGCGCGCGGACTTCGCGTATCCAGCCGAAACGAGTTGCTTGTCGCGCAGTCGATCGGCGGCGTTTCGCTTCTCGCCCTTGCCGACAACGCGGACGCGGTTGCCGTCTCCGCCACCGTCAACGGGCAGAAGGTCCAGTCCCGCAACACCGTATTCAACGGCACGTCCTGGGACCGGCAGCGCAAGACGAACCTCACGGCCCGCCTTGTCTCCGCCGCCGCCTCTACCAACGCGACGAGCGTCAAGGCCAGCGCTGGCGATGTAGGAAAGATCGTCGGCTTCAATGCCGCCGCCGCAAAGCGCTATCTGAAGCTCTACAACAAGGCGAGCGCGCCGACGGTCGGAACCGACGTCCCCGTCATGACGTTGACGCTCCCGGCCGGCCAGCCCTTCAACTTCGATTTCCAAATGGGCCACTACTTTTCGACCGGCATTGCCTACGCGCTTACCGTCAATGCGGCAGACGCGGACACGACGGCGCTCACCGCCGCCGACGTCGAGGGCCTTGTCATTACCTACGCGTAAGGAGGCGCAGCACTATGGCAGTCTGGCAGATCATCGATACCAAGGGCGACACGCTCGACCCTACCTTCGACGACGGCAACGACCGGATCCCCGGCGAGGAAGGCTTCACCGACGAGATCGTCAAGTCCTACGCGGGCGAGGCGAACTACAACTATTCCAGCACCCCGAACTGGACCCCGCTCCCCCAGCCGGAGCCGGAAGGCGAAGAGCAGAGCCCGGCTTAATTGCCGGGCTCCAGCCCCTTCCAATAGTCGCGCCACCATTGCGCGTTATTCGAGCAGACGAAGAGCTTCCCTTCGACGTCGACCACGTATCCAGCGACGATCCCCTCGCGCGTCCGGATCGAGCGGACATAGGCGTCATGCTCCGCCTTTGCTTGCTCGACCGTGACGACGCGGCTCCAGTCGATCACATATTCCGCCGGGATCTCGGGCCTAGACGACGACGCCTCGCAGACGAGGCGCGCGGGATTATCGAGATCCGGTCGACTGGCAACCGCGATCTTTGTCGACGCACACCCCGCCAGAGCGAGCGAACAGAACATCGAGAGGGCTATAGCCTTCGCGGATTGCATCATCGATCCGACCTTTCTCACCAGCAACAGCCGCCGCGTGATCCGCTTCGCGCGCCGCCGCCGCCTTGTTCGCGCCAGCCGCCGAAGCCTTTTCCTCTTGCCGGAGCTTGGCTTCCGCCGCCCTCCAGGCGCGATCATTGTCTTCCCGGCCCTGATCATACCGCCGATCGCCATAGGCATCCAGCGCCAGCCACAGGCCGAGCAAGAGCGCGATCAGAGCGATCCCGCCGAAGATCCACCCCCGAAAGGGCTTGATCGCCTCCCATGCCCCCGCGAGCGGGATCACAGCGACCGCCACAGCCAGAGCGCGAGATCCATCGCCAGCGGCGCCGCGACGGACAACGCGAGCAGGATCCAGCCGTTGCGCGGCGAGATCCCCGTATCAGCTTCAACCTTGCGCATTGCCCTTTTCCTCCATTGCGCCGGGCGCCGGATCTACCGGGACAGGCGTTGCAGGCGAGTTAACGACCTGGACCGAGACGGCATCCTCGCCGCCATTGACGGAGAACGTCGCCGGTCCGACCCCGCCGGAAATCGACGCCTTGCCGATCACCCAGCCGAGCGAGATCAGCACGATCCCGATCAGAAAGAGGATCCCGTAGAGCGCATAGGCGAGCGGCCACGGATCATGCGCCGACCGTTCGGCGACGAGCTTCGTTTCCGCCCAGGCGAAGACAGTAAGCGCCATACCCCCGCCCGAGAGCAGGAGCATCGCCAGCAGCTTGCGCCAGTCGCGCGGAGGCCATCCCTTCACGCGCCGCGCTCCCGCTCCAGCAGGCGCGCGACAGTGCGGTTGAACCGCGCGCGACGATCCTCCACCCCGACGAGCCCGCCATTGATCCGCCGCGTCTCGTCTTCGACGCCCGGCGTGTCCGCCAGACGATTGACATCGTAATGTTCCCAATACCACGCCGCCGACATGATCCCGCCTTCGAGCGTCCGGATATAGGCTTCGACGTCCTCCAGCGATTGTCCGATCGCGTCCGCAAAATCCTGATGATTGGCGCGGCCGGTGAGCTGGAAAGGACCAACGCCACGAAAACGCCAGCCGTCTCCGGAGGCTTCGTCGCCATTGCCCAGCCTGCTTGCATAGACGACGTTCGCGAAGGCTTGCGGATTATGCTCCAGCCGCCGCGCGAGATCGTTCGGCCCGCGCCCGCCGGGCCGCGCAAAGCGGCCCGGCCAGACTTGCGCCATGCGCGCCGCCGAATAATTGAGGTTCTCTTCCCGGCCGGGAACGAAGCCGCATTCATGTGCGATCGTCGAGACGAAGGCAGCTATGCGTCGGATCCGGTCGATCTCGAATTGCGCACAGGCGCGCTTGATCGGATCGAGCCACGGCGCGAGCAGCGCCTCGCTGCGCTCCGGGCAGGCCGCACGAAGGACTGACACGTCGACCAGATCGATCATAGTTTCACAATCCCCTTTTCGATCAGCACCACGATAAGGCCGACATAGCCGACCAGCGCCGGCCAGTTCTTGACAAACCAGCCGCCCAGGCCGATCGCGCCTTTGCGCCGATTTTCCTCCGCCTCCAGAACGGCGAGGCGCTTTTCGTGATCGTCAACCTTCGCCTGAACCCCGCCGTTTTCGAGAACCGTTAACCGCTTGTCGATACTATGGAGGGTTTGCCCCATTTCTTTAAGCAACTGCCCATGCTCGACCCCCTGATCAGCCACACGCCTCACCCCCTCGACCGAAAGACGTAACGCCTCCAGGACAGCCTCAACATCAAGACGCGGTGGATCCATCCCGTCCTGAAAGAAATGGCGGATGTCACCCCCCATAGAACAACCTCCTAAATCCTGACGATCAGACCTTCAAGGCCGCAGGATCTAATTCTTCCCAAACGCGACCAACAACAAGCGGCGGATAGATATTTCCGACAACGCGCTTGATGACTGAAATTTCCTCAACGGAAAGCTCCGGCGCAGCGTCGCCGTGAATGCGGTTGGCGATGATAAACCGTCGGGCCTTTTCCTCTGCGCCTGGTTGCCCTGTTGTATCGTTGAGCAAGGCCTCGACGCAC